GTCTAATAAGAACAAAATCTCCTACTTTACACAGTGGTCCGCTTGGAAAACGCTCTTTATCTGCATAAGCGTCAGGTCCTAAATCCATCACAAACAACACCGGAGTTAATACTTCCTCGTAGTGCATAGTCTGGTCTGACTTTAAAATACCCCCTTCAAACTCTTCGTCAGCTGCTGGAACCATACATAAAATATGGTAGCCTGCTGGCTTTGGAAGCTGTGTTGCCTTTTGCTCTGCTTTCGCAGGGATTTGTGATATGTTACCTACTGCATCACTTATTAATAAATCACTCATCATCATCCTTATTTAGTTTCTGCTCACGGTCTTTGATTAACTCAATAGCAAGGGCAAGACCACGGATAACCCCAACTACATGCTTATACTCTTCAAAATCTTTGCAATTGCCTGCGGCAATAAATTCTGATTTTCCATCAATCTGCTTCTGTAATTCCTTACAGAGATAGTCATACTCGTTCATTACTTAGTTTCCTTTTTAAAGGATTGCTGCGCTGGAGTTAATTCTCTTTTAGATGCGTGGTCATAGGATTTAGCGGTCATAGCATGGTTATGCTGACGTTCCCGATTTATTGCATCTATTGCTAACTTTGCTCCGGATTCTAGTTGCTGAGCTTTTATTTTCTGTGCATTACTTGCTGTTGTTGCAGAAAGTTGAGCCTGTGCGGTAGCTGCTTGGCTCTGAATACGCTGAGCCTCAATTTCTAACTGCTTAAGTTTAAGTTGAGCATCGGTCTGGTCTTTCTGAGACTTACGTTGCTGTTCTTGTGCTTTTAACTCCAACTCTTTTTGCTGCATCTGGATAATCGGGTCTTGCGCTTGCTGAGCGGCTTGCGCTTGTTTTTGCTGATTTTGATTCTGTTGTAGCAACTGCTGAGCGGCTTGGGCCAATCTTAACGACAAGGCTGCTTCTATTTCCGGAGTCATATTAACGTCTTCTTCTATTCCTGAGTCGTCCATTTTTTGTGGTGGCAAGCTAATACCCAACTGTTTCTCAATATCTTTACGATACTGGAACCCAATGTGTTCATTAACGTGTGCCATCATAGCTTGTTGTAGTTGCGGGGCTACTGGGTTTCCTTGTAACAGTTGCATAATCTTAGGGTCTTGCATTGCTGCCATATGAACCGTGATATGCGCTTGATGGTCTTGGTAGCTGAAAGCCTTGACAGGTTTCATCATTAAGACGTTCTGATTTTCCGTAACTGGGTCAGTAGGTTTTTGGTCGTCCGACATCGGAATAAGTTTAGCGGCGTTCTTAACCCCAAGTGTCTCCACCATCTGTCTATGTAAGAGAGGAAGGTTATATAACTGAGGCGCTTGTTGAGCCAACTGAAGTACCGCTTGATACTGCACAATCTTTTGTGCCATCGTACTTGCATTTGGGTCGCTGACTGGAATAACTTCAACATCATCGTAGTCCGATTTTTTTGCTGAAGCTTTACCTTCTTCTGGCTCGTAATCGTATTCCTCTGGTGTATAGTCCGCAATAATATGCTTAAGTAACTTAAACTCTTGTTTCATAGAGTAATGTAAACGTGCCTGAATAGCAGTCATTACTTTTAAGGTGCGCTCAAGAATAGCTAAGGTAGTACCGACTGGAGCATTTCCACCCATATCAGATACTTGCAAATCACCGGCGGAAATAAAGTTTCTACCTTCTGTAACAATCGAATTAAACAACTGCGATAGCGTCTGACTTGGTTCTTTATACGGCAAGAGCATAATGTTATCTTTAATACTACCGCTCGGTACATCTACGTCCCTAAACTCTCCGGGGCTAATCGGCGTGTCGTCCCCTTTAACACGAAGTCCCCTTGCTTTAAGTCCGCCGGGTAAGTTTGAAAGAGTTCCCGCATCAATAAGCTGACGTAACATAGTAGTAGCACTACGAGCATAACCGCCAATAAGGTGTATGAGACCATACCCGTAGAACCCAAACCCCGGTACATACTGATAATGCACAAAGTGAATTCGTTTAGACTTTAGTGTATCTTCTTCATACCAATTTCTACGAATAGCAAGTACATGACCAGTGCTTTTTTCTATAGTTATGACATAAGGCAGGGCAATTCCTGTCTCTTTACCGTCTTTTTTGTCCTCAAACCCCGGTAAATCGTAGTCAACGTGCATCTCTAAAATGCGGAAACGGTTGTCGTTTATAGCTGAAAAACCCTGTTCTTCGGCTTTTCTCTTCTCTATATCGTCTAAAACAGCTAAAGGCTCCCCTAATTCTATGTCTCTATAAAACCCAGCAACCATCAATTTCTTAACATCGTTTTTAGTTTTACGCATAATATGCGTCATACGCTCTGCGGTATCTAAGTTTGAAGCCCCGTATGGTACAACAAAGTCTTCTGCTGGTATAAACATAGCTACTTGCCTATCCAAACTTGGGTCAAAATACACCTTTTTAAACGCTGAGCCGGCTAATGGTAAATTCCACAATAACTTCTCGTGCTCAGGACGGTACTCCGTCATCTGGTCCATTAACTTATAGTTCATATCGTCTGAGACTCTAATTGATGATTCTTTTTTAGCGTTTGTCTCTTTGCCGATAATCTGTGTCTTTACTGGTCCTGTGGCTGGGAATGTCTCCATAATAGCTTCTGACTGAAATCTAACTACTGCTTCAGACAGCATCGGATGGTACACCCCACAAGCTCCCGCCCAAGGTTCAGTTGTCTCCTCGTACTTTAATCCTAGTAATCTTAACCCTTGCACATATGTATCAGCCCAATCCTTCCGACCAGACTGGTCAGATTCAAACAAGGCAATTAACTCACTACCTATTGTTTGCAGGGCTGTCTCATCCATATCCTCGGCTAAGTTTTTAGCAAACTCTTCTCCGTCTTCATCTTTTAAGATGTCAATATCTATATCACCCGCCGATATATGTACAGACTCTGGGTCCACAATCTCAATCTCAAGTGGCTCCGCTTCTGGGGTTGCCGCTAAACCTTGAGGGGCTTCATATAACGCTTTATCTATTGCCATGACTATTTATCCTTTAATGTTGCTTTATTCGTTTTCTTACTATATTTGTAGTCTTCTGAACTACGTCCACTTGCTTTTGCAGCTCTATCTTTAGCCCTACCACTAGCGCCTAATGCCTGACGTTCTTTCCCTTTTTCAGTTAGTTTCCCGTCTTTTAATATGCCGTACTGAGTTAATCTACCCACAGCTACATCCTTGGCGTTATCCACACCTTTAGAACTTAGCTGGTTTGTTAATCTTTTAACTATGCTCGCCATATATCACCTTAAATTATAAAACCCAGCACTACGTTTGGATTTAAAATATCTAATATCTTCGGGCTCATCACTAGGCAGTATAAGAAACCCTCCCTGCCTAAATCGCATTAATGCCAGCGTCATTGAGTCAGTTAAGTCATCATGTTCGCCCGAAGGAAAACTTGCAACCTCATCCACTAGCTCTTCCGCCCACCTTGTTTCAGGTGCCCATACTTTACCTGATGCAAATAAATCAGCTACGCTATTTAACCTTGAAATCTTATCCTGCCCTTTTCCCGGACTATACTCCGCCACAGGTATACCCATCCTTCTTAACTCTTGTATCAGCGGCGCTCCTGCTGCTTTTTTTTCCACGAGGAAAGCATCTGGTTCATACTCTTTATAGTGCTCAAATGCTTTTGCCTTAAGCTCAGGAAACTCCATGCGTTCCTTAAAGGCATCAAGCAAAATGATATTAGGCAACATATTGTCTTCTTCATTATAAAATACTCCCCACGTAGTACAAGCTGAATAATCATTTACTGTACGAGTTTCGTGTGCAGTATCCCAAGACTGTATTATAAATTCACATTGAGGTGGTTCGTCATGTTGCCACACTTTCCACCATTCACGTTTAACGATTGCCGAATTATCTGAGGTCGGCTGTTGCATATATTGCGCTTGCCACTTACCGTTAGGCAATTCGTTCCGTAGGGCTTCTAACTCTTTTAATGACCAGAACTCAGGCCACAGTGGATTACCACTTGGTAGTATCGCCGGGAACTCAATCACACGCCACTCGTCTCCTCCACGCTGGACGCTAGATTTTATTACTTGTGCAGCCAAATCTCTCAGGCTCCACCGTGTCATAACTATAACTATAGACCCACCCGGCTGAAGTCGTTGCCGTGGACCTGATGTATACCACTCATATGTCTTGTCGTATATCTCTGGGCTGAATGCTGCTAGGGCTGCTTCTTGTTCCGAGTGAGGGTCGTCAATAATGAGGATGTCAGCCCCTTTACCCGTAACAGCACCTCCCACCCCAATAGCAAAATAATCGCCACCAAAATTTGTATTCCAGCGACCAGCAGCTTTAGAGTCAGACTGGAGCTCAACCGTTGGAAAAATCCTCTTATAAGCATCTGAATCAACTAAGTTCCTCACTTTACGTCCAAAACCCACGGCAAGCTCAGCGGTGTGGGATGTTTGAATTACTTTCTTGTTGGGGTACTTGCCTAAAAACCACGCCGGTAGTAGATAACTCGCAAATTCACTTTTAGTGTGCCTTGGTGGCATGTTAATAATGAGTCTTTTACATTTTCCTGACGCTACATCTTCAAAAGCTTCTGCCATCCGAGCATGGTGCCTACCAGCAATGAAGTCGGGCCATACCTCGTTCACAAAAGCTAGGAAATCTGCCGTACATTCTTCTCTTTTTTCTCTTAACTCTAGCTCTTCGACAATTGACAGCACATCTTTTGCATCTTCTATGGGTAAAGAGTGTAAAAACTCCTTCCTTTTCTGTGGTGATAACCTTTTTAGGGTCTCAAATATGTTAAGCGTGGTCATTAGCTCTAGATTCTAGGGTTACTACACCCAATTCTTTGTCTAAATCAAGAACCATAGACTGCCTTTGCTTTTTAGCAGGGGTTTCTACCCGCTCAACCTCGCCCATATACCTAGAAAGTTTTTTCTCTAGCTCTTCCTTGAGCTGGTCAGTAGTTCTATGCGTAACTGAAACCTCAATCTTGTCGGCGTACATACCCAAAGTGCTTAATCTTCCAAGACTTTCTAGGGCTCTTAGCCTATCAGCGGCTTTTTCCCCGTCCGATTCCTCAATAAGTCGAGTAGTTACATAGGTTTTTAGCTTAGCCGTGTCCTCAATAACCGTATTACTGTACCGATACATTAAATCATTTAACCATTTAGCGGTTTCTGCGTTGAACGGTCTGCGATGTGCAATTGGTGAACCCGTAAACTGTGCCGCACTCTGCTGGGCAGCCTGCTCAATCAACTTCCTATCTTTAGGATTTTCTGGGTCTGGCTCTACTAGCCCATTTTGAATTAGAAATAATCTGGTATTAAACGCAGCTTTAGCACGAGCGACTATATCCCCGTATTCATCGGGTTTAAAATCTGTCGGTATCGGTACCCCTAATTCAGGAGTAATCTTAATCGCATTAGTCATAGGAGGAAATTTATTAACACATTGGCACTCCGGTTAGACGAAGTATATAACACTTCTAAATTTTTTGCAAAATATTATATTGCCTAGGATTCTTTTAAAAAGATGACGGGGGTGTTTTGCATGAAATATTAAGTTAGTAGCGGCTAACAAATGCAAGGGGGTAGGGGGGTGCTCTGAAAATTATGAAGTCTAACGTGGAAATTCGAGTAATAGTAGAAGCGTAGGAGTCCCACTTTTAAATTTGGGGGGTGCGGTGGGAACTATCCCGCCAAAAAATAT